TGTAACCGGAACCCGAACTACTGGTGATGCGAAAACTACCATTGGTAATACTCTAACTAACCTCGCTCTTCTCGCTTTTGCATATTGTGAGTTCTATTCGTTGAGCATTTCCGAGCTTTTCCGTTACAGGAATAAGTCAAGAACCACAATTTTTGCGTCTGGTGATGATTCTCTCATTATCGGAAATCGAGAAGTTGAAAAGTTGAATCTGGATTTGATACAAGAGTGTGGTGTCAAGTGTGGATACAAGGTAACCGATGTATTAGAGCACTGTGAGTACTGCTCGCTGTGGTTCACATGGGGCCAGTGCAATGGGGATCGAGCCATTCAGCCAATGAAAAAGTTTGGCCGGCTCTTCTCACGCACGCCTCTTGCGCCACCAGGCAAAGCACCTCCTTTGATGCTCAATAATTATCGGGCTTATCACACATTAGCCGCGCAAAAATGTGAAGCATATTTAGATTGCTTGCATTTCATTGAGCCGGCTGTTGCGTATTATCGCGCCTTGCGTGATAAGCACCTCGAGAAGGCGGAAGGAAAGAAACCTTTCGATCACGAGGTACCGTCTTATTATTCGTACGAAATGAATTGGACACTTTGTCCTGAATTGGTCGAAGGCATTTGTATTAGATACGATGTCACGGCTGATGACGTGTATGATTGGGTTGAATGGTTCAAAAAGCTGGATTTCAGCTTGGACATGTCACATACCCTGCCCTATCGGTTCGCGGAGGTGGACTGTTTTTGGGATGGCGAATTGCCGCAAACACGTTCGGTTTCTTTTTTCTAACCGTGGGAGCCGGCAACTCCCATAAACAACTGCCTGTATCGAAAAATAATGACTATACTTTGTACTCTGTTCTTAACAAACTTTTGATAGATTTGTTATTCGCTTTGCTTTTCTGTTACTTACTGATAAGCACGCACTTAATGGCATTGGTTCCCTATGCCGAAGGAGCTGGTGAGGTTTTCTCTCAGCTCACACCACAACAAAAGACCTTAGTCGCCGCGAAAGCGTACGATGAGGCGAAGTCCTTAGTGATGGGGGGATATCGAGGCGGTCGTGCCGTTGTTCGCGGTACACGACGCCTTGTTACAAGACGATCACGGAGGCGCGCACGCCGGCAAAGACGGCGTGGGCTGCAGCAGCGGCGAAATGCTAGCACTGCATCTCGCTCTGGTATGAACCGGAGTATAAGTTCCGCTCCGACAATGATGGCCGCCACAGCCATGACTACGACTATGCGCCAGTCGTATTCGCGGATGTTGAGAGCTTATAAAGTGACCCATCGTGAATACATTCGGGATATAAATGGTTCCGTGGGTTTTAGCGTTCTAGGATTGCCCATCAATGTGGGCAAAGCCAGCACCTTCCCCTGGCTATCCAGAATTGCTTTAAACTTCGAGCAATATAGATTCACTAGGCTTAAGTTTTCTCTGAAAACGCAAGCGCCTACAACTGTGCCCGGTAGCGTTATTCTTGCTATCGATTATGACCCCACCGACCCTGCCCCAGCCTCAAAGGCGGATATGCTGCAGTATGAAGGAGCGACACGTTCTGCTCCTTGGATGACTGTACAGTTATTTCTGCCCCAAAGAACATGGCTCGGTTGTCCAAGTATTACGTTTCTCCCGCTGACCCACAGAATAGTGCGGATCTGCGGTTGCAGGATGTTGGCAACTTATTTATTGCTACACAAGGACAATCCGATGCTGCTGTTGTTTCTGAGCTGTGGGTTGAGTATGATGTGGAACTCATCACTCCACAATCCTCTTCACTCTGTATGCAACAGACACTCGGAGTGCCGCAGGAATACGATGAGCCATTAGTTGCAGGAAACGTAGTTAGTGCCAGTTCCATGGCACCTATCTTTCTGTATCCAAATGGCCAGGTTGGTTTTTCCGCGAACATTACAGGCACGTTTGCCATTACGTCACGTGTCTTTCTAGCTGGAGCAATTCTGCCCGCTAGCGCCGGAAATACTGGAGTCTTGGTTAACGGTGTACCCTATGCGAATGATTTTGGACCCTTCTTAAATGAAGCTGGGACAGTACTGACGCATTACTTCTCCGTAACCGTAGCACAGGGGGATTTAGTTGAGCTAACTTGGGATAACCCGAGTGCCACAGCCTACACATACGCACTGTATGTGACTGAGGCTGACCCCGCGCTGGCATTGCCAGTGAAC